CACGAAATACAAGGCTGTCCTGTAACATACGGATTTACAAAACCTTCTATGAATGCAGAATACCAAACAGCACCATACAAAAGTAGATATGCTGAAGCATGTTGGCTACAAGTTAATAATTGGGCAGGACCAATTTCTTCAATGGAGCAAGGTGTTCCTTATGCTGCAATATTTAATACTACAGGCCCGCCATCAGAACAGCCTGGTGATGCTCAATGTTGTTCTGACGAATTATGGAATAGAGCAGGTCACGGTGTTAAAATACAAACATCAACAAAACCTGTACAAACTTTTATACATCAAAAAGGTGGTGGTGGTTTTTACTCATGTACAGTAGGTACTGGACTTAGACCTATAGCTGGAAATAATGCTGGAGGTTTACCTAATGCGTTTTATCTATCATTTTATCACTTCGAAGCAGTTTGTAATGCAGGAGTATATGACGACGCAGCCAGTCTTGGATATTATGCAGGTGGTATAAGAAAAGACTGTACGGATTTTGCAAACGCAGTTGTATATGAAGTCACATCAGACAAAAGACTGAAAGAAGAAATAACACCTACAAAACTAGGTATTTCAGAATTATTAAAAATACGTGTAAGAGATTTTTATTATAAAAGAACACCTATAGAAAGAAGAACTAGAAAGAGAACAGGACTTATAGCACAGGAACTGGAAGAAGTTTACCCTCAAGCTGTAGGTGGAGATGGTTATGGAGATGTTGACGAAAACCCTATGACAATATCTTATGATGATTTGGTACCATTACTTATACAGTCTGTACAAGACCAGCAAAAAACAATAGACAAGTTAAACAAAAGAATTGAAAAGTTGGAGAATAAATAATGGCATATAGATATTTTCAATCAGGTAGTACTATAGGATTTTTTACAGGTAGCTGGCCACGGGTATCTCACTCATATTATTCTTCAAGTAATCCTTCTGTAGGTACAGGATATTTTACAGGTTCGTGGATACAATTTTATACATATTCAATGGCCGTGAGTGGTTCATCTTCTTTTGGAGGTGCATTTACAGGTGGTCTTATTAAAGCAACAGAATCAGGTCCTAATTCTCAAAATATACCTATAGGTTCTGCTTCTTTATTTACGGCAAGTTGGGCATATCAAGGTGCGTGGAGTAGTTCAGATGGTACAGGTGGAACATCATCACTTACAGCATCATTATATTTCCCACCTACTAAAGGTTTTGGAATGCCAAATCAATTAACTTCTTCTACTGTAATAAATGTAACAGATTTAGGTGACTTTGCTATTAGAGAATCTACAGCTCAAGGTGGAGCTAATAATAGAGTACATTATTATGCGTCTTCTTCAGGTAAACTAGGTATAGGTACAGATGACCCTACAGATGATATTGACTTAAAAGCAGACACAATTAAATTTAGAAATACTTCAGGTACAGAAGAATTAGAATTTGCAGCAGGTAAAATAACAACTAAGAAATATCAAAATGTTTCAGCAGGAGGAGCTGCAGATGCAGAAACGTCTGGTTCTGAAATAGTAATGACATATTCACCAGGTACATTTGACGCTCCAAGAACAGCGTCTGCAGGTGACGTACTAGGTACTATAGCATGGGAAGACTTATCGATAACTGATAGAGAAGATGCAACAGCGTTAAGAATTCGAGGTGTTGTTGAAGGTGTACAAACTGATGGAAATGCAATTAAAGGTTCTATGAGATTTGGAATAGGTTCTGTTGAAGTTGGTGGAGCAATTAGTGAAGGATTTATGTTGACTGAAGGTGTTGTTCACGTCACAAATAGCGCATATATACAAATTGATAACGGTCCTTTAATAATAGGTAATATGAGAACAGGTCAAAACCACGATAGAAGAATTTCTTTTTATAATAATGCATCAGGTAAAAGATGGTCTGTAGGAGTTGACAGCGACCAAAGTAAATTTGCAATACATCAAGGTACAGCGTTTACAGCAAATAACCATTTTGAAATAGATGGTTCAGGTAATGTATTATTACAAGGAACTATGACAGCAACAAAAGGAGTATTTTCATCAGGAATACCAACGTTTACAGGAAGTGTACTTACCATTGATGGAGGAACCTTTTAATAACTAGGATGATATTTATATATGGCAACGCTTAATTGGGATATAGCAGATTTTAGATGGGATTCAAACGACCATTATTGGAATCTTGTAGAAGTAATAGACGAAATCGTATCTGGTGGTAAAAACTGGAGAAAGCGAGATAAAGATAAAAAGAAGCGTCGTCAAGTAGTAAGACTTTTGATGTGGAGAAAAGGAATAAAAGTTTATGACGAAAAAAAAGAAATTGAAAATATAAAACTGCACATAGAAGATATAAAACTAATAGCAGAGGAGTTAAAGAAAAATGTACAAATTATACACGGATAAAATAGAAAATTTCGAGGCAAAAATAAAACTTGAAGGAGCATCTCTTAAACAGTCAAAAGCAAGACTAGTTGTTGAAGCAGATGGTTTTGACGTGATGTTCAAGGGTACAATTTCAAATTCAGGTATTGTAAAAGTACCTGTTAAAAGACTAAAAGGTTTAATTGATGAAAGTACTAAAGGTACAATAAAATTGGAGATAATTGCAGATGATACTTATTTTACACCATGGGAATCTACCTTTATGGTTGAGGCGTCAAGGAAAGTGACTGTTGAAATTAAATCTCAAAACAGAGGTTCCATCAGCGAGGCCTCTAAGACGCCTCAATCTCAGGTAGAGGTATTATCACAACCAACAATTACAGAAAAAGAACATATTGTAAATTTAATGAAAATGTTAATTAAAGAAGATATAAACTTAAATAATTTATCTATAAAAAAAGATAAATTGAATAATATTATTGCAGAGTATATACAACAAAATCCAATAACTGAAAGTCAAAAAGCACCAGTTATTGAAAAGGTTATTAAAGTTTTAGAAAAACGAAAATAAGGGGTTATATAGATGGCACTACCCAATCTATCAGGTTCGCTAATACAAGATACGTTCCAACGTGTTGTACACACAGATGGTGCGATATTATATGATGGTACAGGAAGTGTAGTATTAGATGCTACAGAACTGGCTGAACTTCAAACATTAGGTGCAAATAATGTTCAATGGAATTATCTTTCTACGATAGAACAAAGAATGGAAACTTCTGCCAAAGTTCGATTCGCTCAAATAACAGCATCAGTAGGTATAACATCGTCTGTTATAGCTGCTAATAGATTTGACATTAATGGAAATAAATTTGCTGCATTACAATCACCAAACATATTTGATATAGGTCAAACTGGACAAGCTTCGTTAAATTTAACTAACATAACAGCTTCAGGTAATATAAGTGCAAGTGGCGATTTGTTTTTTAATTCGATAAGCGGTGGAACCTTTTAACTTTGATATTTATATAATATAGGGAATAATAGATGGCGCAAACAATAAAAATAAAAAATGGAACTAGTTCTGCAGCACCTGCGAGTTTACAACAAGGTGAGTTAGCAATAAATGTTAGCTCTGGTTCACTTTGGTATGGTTCAGGTTCTGCAACTCATGTAACAAAATCAAATTTTTGCTTTGGTGAAATTACAGCTTCAAATCAAATATTAAATCAATATGGTAATTATACAGGAACAGGAGCAATAACTGCAAGTGGTGCAATAACTGCAGGTTCAATTTTTTCTGCACTTCCAGCTGGAACAGATAATTCAGTTGTAGTATTAAATTCTTCAAATCAATTAGTAACAGACGAAATCCAAGCAGCAGTATGGGGAAGTGATGCAATAATCACTCAAGGAATATTGGCAGAAGCTTTAGTAACAGCAACAGAAGAATCTCCTGCAGGAAACGCAACAACAGCAACAACAGCAACTGTAGCAACAAATGTAACAGCAGTAGCAACAACAGACAATGCAGACTTTTTTGTTGGTATAATGGATGGAGCTAGTGGAACTCAAGTTGTTGAAACAGCCGTTCATCTAAAATATAATCCTGGAACAAAAAGTCTTACTGTTGGTGGTAGTGGTTCATTTGGTAGTATAAAGACAGCTGGTAATATAACATCTTCTGCTGGAGTTGTAAGCCGTGTAGGAGCACATACGGGTTCGTTTTATAACGTAACAGCTTCTAATATAATACATGCTCCTAGCTTAAGTGCTAGTGGAGAAGTTGCATGTCATAATGTAAATGCAGTTAATGGAGATTTTGATGGCACATTAGAAGCAGACGCAATCACAATAGGTGGAACATCACTTGCTGATACCATTGCAGGAACTACAGTTAACAATGCAACATTAGCAGGTTCAGTTACAGTTACGGATTCTACAGCAGATGCAGAAACGCCAGTAGTTTTTCACAACGAATCAAACGGATTAAGAGATGATACAGGAACATTTACATATAATGCAGCTAATGGAAGGTTAACAGTACCAAAAGTAAATATTACAAATATTACAGCTTCAATAATAAGTGCAAGTACAGATGTAATAGGTACAGAACATTTATTACCTGGCTTTGGTAAAGTATATATTAACGATGACCCATTTGTACAAAACTCAGTTTATTTCGGACATAGTACAGGTAATCAACCTTATAACTGGAATGACCCACAAGCTGCAGGAGGTACATTAGGCTCTACATCTACAATCACAATTTCTGAAGATGATACAAGGTGGGGTCATATATTACCTTTCGATATAAGCAAAATTGAAGTACAATTATCTTTAAGACCTGGTGGCGCTTGTACAGGTGATAATTTCTTTTGCGGTATATATACAGCTTCAAGACCTGATGGTTTAGCTTCTGCAAATTATGATATAGCTTTAATTGCACATAATGATGCAACATTTGCACAAGGGAAATATAAAACAAACGACTTTACATATACTGGAAATATAGATAAAGGAACTCTTATATTTATAGGAATAGGCACAGAAGATTCAACTGCTGCTAAAAATGCACCAGGATTATTAAACGTAATAGTAACTAAAAGATAAGGGTAAGACATGTCAAATATAAAAACAATAGACCAAGAAATAGCTTCAGGTTCTCATAGTGTAGAAGAGCGATATCTTAAAAACGATGAAATACCTGATGTTTTAACTGTAAAATTATTAAAAGCAAAGATTGAAGAATTAGTTGCAGAAATAAAT